ACAAGAACAAGAACAAGAACAACCACCGCGCAAGCGCGGCGATGTTTCACCTTCGGTTGAGATTCCAGATTTGCCGGAATTCGTAGACCGGGAATTGTGGGATTCCTGGGTTCAGTGTCGGAAAGGGAAAAAGATTTCGGCGGCAGCGTCGAAGATCGCAATCGGCCATCTCACCGATTGGCACGGCGCTGGATTGGACCCCAATGCGGCTCTGAAAAACGCCGTGATCGGCGGATGGCAGGGTTTGTTCAAGCCCGACAAAACGCAAAAGGCACCACCAAAACCACCTGCCGATTGGTGGAGCGTAGGCGGGTTTTCGTGCGAGGCAGAGGCCCGCAATTTCTGCGGTCCCAGCACGGTGCATCAGTTCCGTGACGGCAAAAAATTGGAGTCCGCATGAACGCTCGCGAAATCTCGGAAAGGCTCGCAAAAGAGGCCGCATCCGTTGCCGCATACCTGCTTCCTGGAGGCAAAAAACAAGGTGCCGAGTGGAAGGCCGGAAGCACATCAGGCGAGTCTGGAAACTCGCTTTCGGTGCGACTGACCGGCGCGAAGGCTGGCATTTGGTCGGACTTTGCATCGGGACAAAAGGGTGATCTGCTGGACCTGTGGATGGCGACAAGGGGCTATTCTTTCCCCGAGGCGATGGCGGACGCAAAGCGGTTTTTGAACGTCACGGATTCGATGCCGGAAAAGCCCGCAAAGACCTACACCCGCCCCGCAAAACCCAAACAGACCTCAGTGCCGGTGAGCCGGGTTCGGGAGTGGCTGAACGGACGCGGAATTACCGACGAAACGATCGATGCTTTCAAGGTCCGCGAGGTCAAGCGCAACGGCGCAGTGTGGGCGCTTTTCCCGTACTTACGCGAGGGCGAGTACATCAATGCCAAGTACCGCAATCCCGACGACAAGAAGTGCATGGGCCAGGAATCGGACGCGGAGCCTTGCCTGTTTGGGTGGCATCTGGTGCAACCGAAAGATCGTTCGGTTGTGATTTGCGAGGGCGAGATTGATGCCATGACGCTGTGGCAGGCAGGGCTTACGGCATTGTCCGTCAACGCCGGAGCCGGGAATCATCAATGGATTGACAGCGACTGGCAGCGGCTGGAACGGTTCAGCGATATTGTGATTTCGTTCGATCACGACGAGGCTGGAGACAAGGGCGCAGCCGAGGTTATGAAAAGGCTTGGAGTAGACCGTTGCCGACGCATGAAGATGGGCGCGAAGGACGCAAACCAGTGGTTGATGGATGGTGCAACGGATGACGATTTCAAGAATGCATTTGACGCTGCAAAAACGCTCGATCCGGCAGAGTTGAAGGCAGCGGGAGAGTTTATCGAGTCGGTGATGAACCTCATGCATCCACCAGAAGGCGCGGATTGTTTCCCGTATTTGGCTCTGGACAAGCGCTGCGAGTGGTTCCAGTTCCGGCCAGGTCAATTGACCGTTTGGACTGGGTACAACGGTCACGGTAAAAGCATGGTCTTGTCGCAAGTGCAGCTTGGGCTGATGTCGCAAGGTGAACGGTTCATTGTGTTCTCGGGAGAAATGCAGCCCGAGTACCTGTTGGAGCGCATGATTAAGCAGGCCACAGGACTAGGGAAACCAACCCGAGAGTACATCCGCGCAGCAGTAGAGTGGCTGACGGAGCGATTCTGGATTTTCAACCAATCTGGTAGCGCAACGGTCGCTCGATTGCTGGAAGTCTTTGCCTATGCAAACCGCCGTTATGGAATCCGTCACATGGTCATTGATAGTCTGATGATGACTGATGTACCCGAAGACGGACCCGGAGCCTTCACCGCACAGAGAGACTCCATTCAAAAGCTATGCAACTTTGCGAAGCAGCACGGATGCCATGTGCACTTGGTAGCGCATCCGCGTAAGGGTAGGGATGAGTCAACCGGGCCTGGAAAGATGGACATTGCAGGTTCGTCAAAGATTACGGACGGTGCCGACAACGTTTTCTCGATTTGGAGGGCGCAAAAAGACCAGGCCGAGCCAAACCCATCGGATGCCGATGCTTATGCAAAGTGGGTTGAACTGCAAGGCAAGCCCGATGCGATCTTGACGCTCAGAAAACAGCGTACAGGCAGGCACCAAGACTACACGCAGGCGCTTTGGTTTGACCCAGAGAGCCAGCAGTACCGGTCGCAAGTCCGCAACTACCACAACCTGCGCTATGTCGAGTACCACGGAAACCACGTTCCGCAAGAGACTTATTGACCACATCCTATGGCTGAAACAACACGATCAGGACTATGCGCGGTGGACCATGCAGCAATACCACTCGGAAATGCCGTGGTTGGACTTGAAGAACGGGATTAGGGATGCGATACGCAAGGCGGACGGACAACAACCAAAAACCAATAGTTGACGCTCTACGCGCTGCAGGTGCAAGGGTGAAAGTAATACACCAGCCGGTAGATCTGAAGATATGGGCGACCGACAGACCAGACGAGTACCGGACCATTTACATGGAAGTAAAGAATCCGAACACGCAATATGGAAAGCGTGGGCTAAACGACAAGCAGGCCGAGGAAATGGACGGCGTGCCGTGTGCGATGGTTGACAGCGTAGATGCTGCGTTGCGTGCGTTAAAGGTACTGAGGGCTAGTAAATGAGAGAAACAGACCCTCACAAGGCTATTGATTACATCATTGCCAACGGAGAAAAGTTTGCTTATGCAAAGGCAGAACGCATTTACCTGGAGGAATTCCGCAAGTCAAAGAAAGCGATTCTCATGGCTGAATGCAAGGCAGAAGCCGCTAATGCTCGGGAACAGTACGCATACGCTCATCCTGAGTATTTAGAAGTTTTGGACGGAATTAGGGCAGCGTGGAAGATTGAGGAAAAACTACGGTGGGACTTAATCGCAGCACAGGCAAGGGTAGAAGTGTGGCGGTCTGAGGAAGCAAGCGCACGCGCAGAAGGGAAGGCAGTCCGTTGAATAACAAACTGACGCCGAGGGTCACATAACGGCATTCACGGCAAAAGGCACATGTGGTCAGTCATGAAGATGGATGAAATGGACGCGCTAAACAACACTATTGAAAGGCTACTGAATGACTGATTTCGCCCATGTAGAGCCGCATCAGGAAGAGATACACGACACCCTTATTAACTGGTCGTTGTGGGTAAATCCTGGTGGACATCCTAGCTACATGCATCCGATGTGGGCAAAATCACGCTCAAACGCATGGCAGTGGCATGTGCCAGAGCACAGGCCGACTTGCGACATACTAAAGGCCCAGCGCACAGAGAAAGCAGTAAGCAAGCTACCAGAGAAGCACAGATACGCTGTGCGCTGGTGCTATGTGCATAGAGGCCATCCAGCAAAAGCAGCGAAGAAGGCAGGCGTGACTATTGATGGTCTATACAAGTTAGTCAGGGATGGGCGGCAGATGCTGATTAACAGGGTAAACACCTATGCAAATAGCGATTGATTTAGTATAATAGGCGCAAATCGAAGGTATACCTATAGGGATTTGATCCGGTCAGGAGGCCGGGTTGCCTCTGTAGCATCACGCAAAGCCACCCTAACCCGGTGGCTTTTTTGTTTTCGCCGGGATTTGCTTGGCATGTAGATCATGTAGTGCCAATTGCTGGAAATCTTGTTTGTGGTTTTCATACATGGTCAAACATTGCTGTGATACCTGCATCAATTAACCTATCTAAATCAAATAGGTTTGTTTGCGCCTAACCGGAATTGGCGCTCCGGTCCATCAACACTTTGGACAATCCGTAAGGAATCCATGCATGGCTGAAAAACAATCAAAGTTATCCACAGGTCGAGGCGGGAAACGCGAAGGCGCTGGTCGTCCGAAAGGAAGCCTGGACAAAGGTAACGCGCTTATTCGCGAAATGATCGTCCACGCGCTCCACGGCGTAGGCGGTACTGAGTACCTGCAGGAAGTGGCTAGAACGCATCCTGCTGCTTTTCTGAGCTTGATTGGCAAGACCATGCCGCTGCAGGTAACAGGCGATGGCGGTGGCCCTGTTGAAGCCGTCCATCGTATTGAGCTAGTAGCACTCAAGTGAAGGCACAAGTTGCACTTCCTGCGAAGCTGATATCAGTATTCGAAGGCAAAGCAGACGTAAGAGGTGCGTATGGTGGACGCGGATCAGGTAAAACCCGCAGCTTCGCCAAGATGGCGGCTATCAAGGGATACATCTACGGCAAGCAGGGGATAGCCGGACAGATTTTGTGCGCGCGTCAGTTCATGAACTCGCTGGATGATTCCAGCTTGGAAGAATGTAAGCGGGCGATCGAGGAAGAGCCGTTCCTGCTTGACTACTACGAGGTAGGCGACAAGTACATCAAGTCCAAAGACGGGCTTATCTGGTTCTCATTCGCAGGACTTGACCGCAACATTAACAGTGTCAAGTCAAAAGGGCGCATTCTGTTGTGTTGGGTCGATGAAGCTGAGCCAGTGACAGAGGGCGCGTGGCAAATCCTGGAGCCTACGCTACGGGAAGAGGGTGATGATTGGAACGCTGAACTGTGGGTGACATGGAACCCTGTTCGTAAGACTTCGCCAGTAGAGACGCGCTACCGATTCAGCACGAATGACTTGGTAAAGATCGTTCAACTGAATTGGAAAGACAACCCCAAGTTTCCCGACAAGCTGAACCGTCAGCGGATGCGCGACCTGGAAGAGCGACCTGACCAGTACCCACACATCTGGGATGGCGAGTACGCAACTGCAATCGCTGGAGCGTATTACACGCAGCACCTTGTAAAAGCAAAAGAGGAAGGTCGAATCTGCCGTGTGGCGTTTGACCCAATGTTTAGGACAAAGGTGTTCTGTGACTTGGGTGGAACAGGCGCAAGGGCTGACGCTTTTGCAATGTGGCCAGCGCAGTTCATCGGGCGTGAGATCCGCCTGAGGGATCACTACGAGGTGCAGGGGCAGCCGCTTTCGGCGCATGTGCAGTGGCTGCGCTCCAAGGGTTACACGCCTGACAACACCGATATTTGGCTACCTCACGACGGCGACACAAACGAGAAGGTAATTGATACCTCGTTTAGGAAGGCCTTCCAAGAAGCTGGGTACACGGTCGAAGTTGTTCCAAACCAAGGAAAAGGAGCGGCTAAACAGCGCGTAGAAGCATCGCGCAGGCGCTTTCCGATGATCTACTTTGACGAGCAGACCACAGAGGCTGGCCGCTTGGCACTAGGCTGGTATCACGAAAAGATTGATGAAGTGCGCGGCATTGGCTTGGGGCCAGATCACGACTGGTCGAGCCACAGTGCTGACGCTTTCGGGCTGATGTGCAGCGCGTACCGGGAGCCGACGCAATTCAACGCGCCGTTGAAATACCCGAAGCTGAGCTACGCATAGACAAATTACTTAACGCAGTGATGCGCTGGAACAAACAATGGCAGGACTTTCAGACGACCAACTCAAAGCAATAGTCGATCAAGAGCTAAGAAGCTCTATCGGCTATGGTGTTGGAAAGCTAGCCAATCAGCGTCAGCGTGCCCTTGTGTACTACGAGGGCCTTGCAAAGCTGGACCTATCTCCGCCTGAGATTGAAGGGCGATCTACTGTTGTCAGTACTGACGTTCGTAACGTCATCCAATCGGTGCTGCCGGTGTTGATGACGAAGTTTGCCAGCGGTGAGGATATTGTTGAAGCCGTTGCAAAGCGCATGGACAAGGAACCTGGGGCGAAGCAAGTCTCGGACTACATGAACCATGTTTTCTACGAGAAGTGCAACGGTCACAAGATCCTAGAGACTGCCATTCTTGACACGCTGATTAGCAAGGTCGGCATTATTAAATGCTGGTGGGATGACAGGACAGAGGAAACCCGAGAGACATACAAAGGCCTTGATGACTTTGAGCTAGCCCAGCTTGCCGATGACGAGGAAGTGGAAATTGTTTCTCACACCTCCTACGTCGACGAGGAAGATCGAGAGCAGCGCCAGAAAGCTATCGAGCAGCTGACGCAGCAGCTACAAGGTGCGACACAAGCAGCGCAGCAAGGAGACCAGAACGCAGCGCAAGCGGTACAGCAGATGCAACAGCAGATTGCCAGCATCAACCAGACGCCTCCCAAGATGCTGCACGATGTTGATTGCAAGCGTTCAAAGAAGGGCGGTAAGATCAATCTGGAGAACATTCCTCCCGAGGAATTCCGCATCTCTCGAAAGGCCCGCTCGATTAAAGACGCGCCAATGGTTGGGCACGCAGTTCGTCGCACCGTGAGCGAACTAAAGTCGATGGGCTATAAGAATGTTGACGCTATCGGCAGTGATCCAAGCGCCCAGGTGTACAGCGGTGAAGCTGTAGAGCGCCAGGTGTACGACGATGAGCAGCCGTACTACAACGATGACCAGACCAGCATTGACGACTCCATGCGTATCGTGTGGGTCAATGAAGTCTATCTACGTGCCGACCGTGACGGAGATGGTATCGCTGAACTGCTGAAAGTGACAAAGGCAGGCGATACCCTGCTAGATGTTGAAGTTGTGGACGTCGCGCCGTTTATAGACTTGCACGCAATTACGCTGCCTTATCGCTTCTTCGGCATGTCGCTGGCTGACATGGCAATGGAGCCACAGCGCATCAACACGATGATCCTGCGCTCGGTATTGGACAACCTGAGTCTGCAGGTCAATGGGCGGTACTTCGCGGTTAATGGGCAGGTCAATCTTGATGACCTGATGACATCGCGCCCAGGCGGCATCGTTCGTGTGAATCAGCCTGGAGCGGTTGGACGCTTGGATCAAGCGCAGGCCGACACAGGCACGGCAATGGAAATGCTGCAGTACCTGCGTGGCTTCACTGAAGAGGCTACAGGATGGCAGCGCACAGCCAATGCCGTTGATAACCTTGACTCGCTGAACACCACAGCCACATCCGCGAACATCCAAAGCAACAAGGCTCAGATGCGTGTGGACCTAATGGCCCGCAACATTGCAGAAGGCGTAACGGAGCTATTTCGCATGATGCTGAAGCTGGTCTGTCAGCATCAAGACACAGTAGAGGAAGTTCGCGTAAATGGTCAATGGCAGCCGATCAACCCGCGTGAATGGGCCAATGCTTACGACTTCCATATCAATGTTGGACTTGGCACTGGCTCGAAAGAGCAGCAGGTGCAGCATCTCAATCTGATGATGCAGCACCAAGGCGCTGGAATGCAAATCGGGATTGCAACGCCTGAGAACCTGTATCAGTCGGCAAAGAAGATGACAGAGGCGCTCGGCTACAAGAATGCTGATGCTTTCTGGACCGACCCAGCTAAACAGCCTCCGAAGCCTCCACAGCCCAACCCCGAAATTGTCAAGGCTCAGGCACAGATGCAGATTGAGCAGATGAAGGCTCAAACGCAGGCACAGACTGATGCACAGTCCAAGCAGGCTGAATTGGCCTTGGAGCGTGAGCGTATGCAGATGCAGGCGCAAGTTGACACGCACAGGCAACAGGTTGAAGCGCAACAGCAACAGATTCGTATGCAGCAAGAGCGCGAGTTGGCCCAATTCAAAGCGCAGTTGGACGCAGAGCGGGACCGTCAAAAGGCCGAACTGCAGGCACAAACGCAGATGGCTATTGCCAAGTTGCAGGCGGAGACTGAGTTGCTGAAGGCTGAAATCACAGCGAAAACACTAGTAACAAAGCAGCAGGACGACGCCGCAGACGCTGCGATTGCGGATGAGGCTAGCGAATGAGTGAGCAAGACCTGAACCAGCGCATTTATGACGCTGATTTGGCGCTGCAGATATTGGAAAACCCAGTATTTATCGCTGCATGGTCTGATTTAGAAAACGAGGTGATCGACCAGTGGAAATCTTCAAACAGCGCGGACGCCCGCGAAAGCAGTCACCGTCAGCTAATGACGCTGTACGCAGTGAAACGCCAGATTCAGCAGACGCTGGAAACGGGCAAGCTCGCCAAGGTGGAGCTAGAGCACAAGCGATCAATGCGCGAAAAGCTCGGGACATGGCTGCGATAAGCGTGCTGCTTACCGGCAGGCCGCAAATGGTCCGAAAATAAGGATAACCAGCTAGCCACCTAGCTTTTAGCGTCCGCTGAGAAGCGCCGCATTGCCTCCCTGGTGGATTTGGGGGGGTGATTTGACGAGACCACTATGGACAATCCTTCGCAGGAATCCTCGGGTGCGCTTGACCCTAACCAAGCTGCAGCGTTGTTCGCCAATTTGGACGAACCGCCAAAAGAAGAAACGCCTGCCGTAGATACGGAGATCGAGATTAAGCCGCAAGCTGAAGCCGAACCGGAACAACCGCAGGAAGACGGCGTAGAGATCGAGGTCGATGGTAAACCTGTAAAGCTGACCAAGGCCGAATTCGCAGAAGCCGTAAAAGGCCAGATGCGCCAAAGCGACTACACCAAGAAAACAATGGAGGTCGCGGAACAGCGCAAGGCGGCAAGTGCTGAACTGGAAAAGGCGCGTGCAGAACGCTACCAATACCAGAGCGCACTACAACAGCAGCAGCACACATTGCAAGCCCTTATGGGCGAGCAACAAAAGATTGATTGGGATTCGTTGCTGAATTCCGATCCTGTTGAGTTTATGAGACAGAAGCACCTCCTTGAACAGAGGCAAGCAGCGCTGGTTCATAACGCACAACAGCAGCGAGCAATCGCGCAACAGCAACAGGCAGAGCAACACGCAGAGCGCAATCGTTTCCTCTCAGAGCAGCAAGACCAACTACTTGCCAAGCTACCTGAATGGAAAGACGCGAGCAAAGCACAAGCCGAAAAGAGCGCAATCGCCAAATATCTCTCTGATGCTGGGTACAGCAAAGAGGATGTAGAAGGCGTGAGCGATCACAGAGCAGTAATCCTGGCCCGTAAAGCAATGCTTTATGACCAGATGGTGGCTAAGGCCAACGCAGCACAGAAGAAGGTCGAAAACCTCCCGAAACGGGTGGAACGGGCTTCGGTAAGTGATGCGACCCCCCAGCTTGACAAACGAAACGCGCAATACCAGCGCCTTGTCAAGACTGGCCGTGCCGAGGACGCCGCTGCACTTTTAGCGAACTTTCTCTAATCTTTTCAAGGAGCGCCAAAAATGGCATTGACTCTCAACACCTTCACCACTGGCTCGGCCATTGGTAATCGGGAAGACTTGAGCGACATTATTTATCGCATCTCTCCCACGCAAACCCCCGTTTTGTCCATGGCTGCTAAGGCGAAAGCCACTGCAATTACCCATGAATGGCAAACACAAGACCTTGCTAGTGCATCGCCCACTTCCAGTATCGTATCTGAAGGCGCAGACGCTACAACCAAGAGCGTGACCGCCACTGTACGTCTTGGCAACAAATGCCAGATCAACAGCAAATCGATCTCTGTTTCTGGCACTCAACAGGCTGTAAATCCTGCTGGCCGCAAGGACGAATTGGCCTATCAAATGTCCATGATTTCGCTGGAACTCAAGCGCGACATGGAAGCCGGTATCCTGCAGAATGACGTTGTGGGTTCTTCCCCCAACAAGTCTCGCGGCTTGCGTGGGTGGATCACTGATAACACCTCTACAGGCGCTGGCTACTCGGCTCCGTCTGCCTACACAGGCACCGGTACGACTGCCACGACTGACGGCACTCAGCGTGCTTTCACTGAATCGCTGCTGAAGACGGTTTTGCAATCTGTGTACACCGCTGGCGGTGATCCTGACACGATCATTCTGCCCCCGAACCAGAAGCAGAACTTCTCCACGTTCACCGGTAACGCTACTCGCTTTGACAAGAGCGAAGATGCCAAGCTGTATGCGTCGGTTGATGTGTATGTGTCTGACTTCGGAGAACTCACCGTTGTGCCGGATCGCTTCTTCCGCGCTGCGAACCGTGAAGCGTTCATCTTGCAATCTGACAAGCTGGCTATTGCCTACCTGCGTCCGTTCACCACGTTTGAACTGGCTACGACTGGCGATGCTCAGAACCGTCAAGTGGTTGTTGAGTGGACCCTGGAATGCCGTGCTCCCAAGGCTCACGGCGCAATCTACGATCTGACATGATAGGCAAAGGGCTGGCTTCGGCTGGCCCTTTTCATTTCTAACGAAGGAAAAAGAATGACCTACAGTTTGGTTCAAACTGCCTCTGGCGGAATCATGTTTCGCGATGGAGCTAGCTCTGCCGTCGGCTCTGTCGTCTTGTCCCTTGATTGGAACGTGGCGCGTGGGGCTACCAACACCGTGGTGGTTGGCACTCTGCCGGCTAACGCACGGATTATCGACATTGCTATCACCGTCCCGGTGGTATCCAATGCCGCTACTACGGCTACTGTGTCCGTTGGTTTGAGTGGTGGCTCTGCTACTGCTTTCACCGCAGCACAGGACGTAAAGACTGCTATCGGTAACTTCCGTCCCACGGCTACGGCTAACTGGGCGGTCTCTGCTACCAAGCAGGACATTACCTGCACCTACACCGAAACCGGCACTGCATCTACTGCAGGGACGATTTACGGGCGAGTGCTCTACACGGTTCTGTAAACCGCAATCCGGGTGAAAAGCCCGGTTCTCTTTCTAACTCTTAACGCAGTGATTGCGCTGGGGAAACCATGTCTTATAACTTTGAAACTGCAATTACCGTGGTCGCCACGGGTAAGGCTCAAGCCTCTGGCGCTGCCTCCGCTGGCACGACTCTCCCTGTTGACTCCGCTGGTAACACGCCTCGCTATGTGCGCGTAGCTGCAACTCAGCCAGCTTGCTTCCGCTTTGGCTATGGTTCGCTCCCTACTGCTGTTACCACTGACCTGCAAGTGCAGCCTGGTGATGCGGTGATTCTGACAACCAACGGTGCTACCCACTTCGCTGTTATTCAGGTTTCTACGGGTGGTGTTGTCCAAGTCTCTCCGTTGGAGAACATGTAATGTTGCGCGATCAGTTCGGCATCGAAACCGTGCTGCATCGGCATAACGATGGGCAAGGGACTATCACCTTTGAAACGCGCCAGGATGTATCTGGAATCGTTGCAGACGCGAAAGCGCGACACAACGAGGGGATGCACGGCACCAGCGAAATGAAACACGCTGCCCGCATTCCTGAAGCCGCGATTGATGCCTATTGCAATCAGCACAACATCACGTTTCAAGAGTGGTGCAACGACAAAAAGCACATCCGGGCAATGCTCAATGACCCCATGCTGCGTGACTTCCGTATCTGGCCGGGACGTGTATGAAAAAGTATTTTGATTCGCTGATTAACTCCAGCGGTGCTCCTGTTGTTGCAGCGTCTATCTCTGTCTATAACTACGGCACTACGACGCTTGCAAGCCTGTTCGGTGATTCTTCGGGCTCTACCACGCTTGCCAACCCGCTAACCTCTAGCTCTGCAGGGTATTTCGAGTTCTACGCTGCAGATGGCCGATACACGCTGTCTATCTCTGTCGGCGGGTATCCGGTAACAACCATTACAGATATTCTTCTTGACGATCCCACGAACGCGAGTGCAACCGTTGTTGTCGGCGGTTCTGTTGATAACTCTCCTATTGGGGCATCTACGCCTAGCTCTGGTGCGTTTACGACGCTATCTGCGACGGGCAACGCCACCCTCGGTGACGCAAGCACAGACATCCACACAATCAACGGCGTCCTGATCCAATCTGTTGGCGCAGGAGTCGGCATCACTACCGGCGGAAACCTGACGGTGAGTTCACCGGACGGCGTGGAGGGCGGTCAGGTCACCCTAAAAAACCGAGCCAACACGACTGCGGCATTCGTCGTCGACGTCGACAACGTCGATCAGTGCCGGGTGTTCACGGCTCAGAACAACACTAACATCACCATTGGGCAGATTGGTGGGGCCACAGGCGGAAGCGTGGCAATCCATACCGGCTCAACCGAGCGCGTCAAAATTGACAGCAGCGGGAACGTATTAGTCACCAGTGTTGCTGGCCTCGGCTACGGCACAGGCTCAGGCGGCACGGTCACACAGGCTACAAGCAAGTCAACGGCGGTGACGCTGAATAAGCCAACAGGCCAGATCACGATGAACAACGCGGCATTGGCTGACGCCACAACAGTAGTTTTCGGTCTAACCAATTCCACCATCGGCGCTAACGATACTGTTGTTTTCACATGCGCAGGCGGCTTTGGTGCTAACTACCTCGTGTGGGCAGTCAACCCAGCCGCAGGGTCCGTCTCGGTGGCCGTGCGCAACGTCAGCGGAGTGTCGCAGTCTCAAGCACTTGTAATCAACTTCGCAGTCATTAAGGGTTCCAACGCATGACCCTCCTAACCCTGCTCTTTGGAGACTGGCCTGAACCCAATGACTACGAACCTGATTGGTACGACCTATGATCCTCAAACAAGTTATCCACTATCCCGACACCAATTCCGTCGAGGCCACCTGGGTGGAGGTGATTGCGC